TCTTCAGGATTTGGCGCGGGAACGTGGGGTAGCGCGGCTTGGGGCGGCTCAACGGTTATTACTTCTGGCAACCAGCTTAGGCTTTGGAGCCAAGACACCTTTGGTAATGACCTGATTTTTTGTGTGCGTGGTGGTGGGATTTATTACTGGGATGAAAGCGCAGGGACTGGAACTCGCGCAGTGGCTCTTACTGACAAGGTAGGAGCAGTAAGCCCTCCTGTTGTAGCCTTACAAGTCATGGTGTCAGAAACAGATCGTCATACTATTTGTTTTGGGTGCAATGGCATTGGCATAGCGACTATTGATCCTCTGTTAGTCAGATGGTCTGACCAAGAAAATCCTTTTGATTGGACTCCTACCTCTACAAACACTTCTGGTGGCGTAACCCTTACGGCGGGATCGTATATTGTATCGGCTATCAAGACTCGGCAAGAGATACTAATCTTTACCAATAACAGCATTCACTCTATGCGCTTCTCTGGCTCTCCGTTTACTTATCAATTTGAGGTTGTAAACGAAGGGCTGTCAATGATATCTCCTAACGCCGCTACCAATGCAGGCGATATGGTTTTCTTCATGGATCGGGGTGGTTTTTACTTTTATAACGGTTCAATCCAGCGTTTGACCTGTACTGTCCTTGACTACGTTTTTAGCAATATAAATACATCAGAAGAGTACAAGGTATTTGCCACTACAAGCGTAGATTTTTCCGAAGTCTATTGGTTTTATCCTGTAGGTACGGGCAACACAGAATGCACTAATTACGTTTCTTACAATTACATGGAAGACTCTTGGGCTATAGGGACGTTAACCAGAGGCGCATGGATACCAGCCAACACTAGGACTTATCCTATTGCCGCCTCAGCCATTACCTCCTCACAAGAAAACTATTTATACAATCATGAGTTTGGTCATGACGCTGACGGCATAGCTATGAATGGCTACATAGAGTCTGGTGGTGTGGAAATGGGAGAAGGCGAACAGTTCATGTTTGTGAATAGGATGATTCCTGATTTTGAGTTCAGAGGAACGACTGCAAGTGCCGCAATGGATATCACCTTAAAAGGAAAAGACTTTCCTTTAAACACGGCAACAACATTGGCTACTGCTACGGTAACGCCTTCGACTAATCAGTCTTATGTAAGAGCAAGAACTAGAGAGTCAATAATAAGAGTTGAGAGTACTGGTACTGGCTATGGGTGGACTTTAGGCCAGCTTAGATTTGATATAAGACCTGACGGAAGGCGCTAATGGCTCAGAAAGTAAATTTAGTTGTATTGCCTACTGCAAATCCTAATTATGATTTTCAGAATGAGCTTACGCTCAGGCGATCTATAGAGCGTTCTTTTTCTGCTGTCGGTGATGATGTTAGAGAAATCTCTACAAAGGGAGGCAAAGAAGAATCTTTGGCCTTAAAGCGATACCAGTTCTTATTAATGGGGGCAGGCAATGGCTGATGTAATAAAAGTCTTAGGTCAGATCGCTCCAGTAGCAACCACCGTAACACCTTTTTATACGGTTCCTGATCTCGCGCAAACAACTATAAGTTCTTTTGTGGCGTGTAATCGTAATGCAGGCGCTCAAACTTTTCGACTGAGCGCTCATGTTGAGGGGGCGGTAGCAAGCGACAAGCAATATCTTTTCTATGACAAGTCAGTGGCAGCAAATGATACACTGACCGTTGTTATTGGGATGACCCTTAATCAGGCCGATGTGCTTAAAATTTATGCCTCCTCTGGAGATATGAGTTTTAATTTATTCGGCGTAGAAACCAGCTAGGTATAAGCATGAACAACATAGCACCCAAAGCACCTCTAGCCAGACAAGCCAATCAAATGGCTGGTCATGGACGTTACGGAGATTCTCAGCTTGTTCACATGAACCCCTACGAGGTTCAGGGGCTTGCTTCTATGTCTCCTACTGGGCAGTTAACAATTAATCCTGTAACTGGTCAGCCTGAAGCATTCCTGCCTTTCCTAGCGCCTCTGATTGGAAGCGCTCTGGGAACATCATTGTTGGGTGGTACAGCTCTTGGGATGGCTGGAGCTGGTGCGGTGGGTGCTGGTCTTGCTACATGGGCGGAAAGCGGTTCTTTAGAGAAGGGCATAATTAGCGGCGTAACAGGTTTTGGCTTAGGAAAAATCCTTGGTGCTGGTGCTGATGTTGCTAATGAGGGTGTTTCTCAGGCTATGCAAGGCGTAACCGGAGCTGAGACTTCACTAGCTACCGCTAATACAGCTTTAGGCGCGGCTGGAGAAAAAGCAGCTCAGTTGGCTCCGGGGATTTCTACCCCAACAACCGCAGGGTATTTAGCTAATGCAGCGCCAGCGCCCAATCCGGGCGGCAATCTGGGACTAAATATTAGCCCCAATCAGTTACAGCAGCTTCAACAGATGGATGCTGTAGGAGCAGCGCAAACAGGCTTAGCTTCAGCTCGCTCCGCATTGACTCCAGCCCAGAGGATGGGTGGTTTTACCGATATGGAAGGTTTTAAGGCTATGGGCAAGCAAGCGCTGAGTCCCTCTTCTATGTTACCGATGGCAGTAGGAATGGGAACAATGGCCTCGGTGGAACAGCAAGAGGCTATGGACGACCTTTCAAAGAAACAGTTAGGTGAAGATAAGGCTTACGCTCAGGAATGGCAGGATGTTTTTGATGAGTCAATTGGCGTAGCCAACAGAAGCAACCAAAGACAGGGCCGAATGCCATCCGCTAATCGAGGGCCATCTGGAGTGCCTTCTAACCCTTATGCGGGACGCTATAACGCTGCTTCAGGTGGCATTGTGGGGCTTAACGGAGGAGGTGAGGCGTTTGGAGCTGCCCAAGACGCAGGCATGGGCTTTCTTCCCGGTGAGACCGCAGAGGAAGCTTATGCACGTTTGGGATACATCCCCTACAACAGCACTGCCGTTGTTTCTGATGACCTTTCTCTTGGCCGGTCAGTATACTCAGGTAATCCCGGTGATCCTGCTTATGGCGTTGGCGCTGGCAGTCTAGGAGGCACTGAGGGCGATCAATATACACTTACTGATCAAGATGTAGGAAAAGTAATCACCAACACTGCCGCTGGAGTCAACTCACTTGTTGACCAAGGGGCTTCGCTTGAAAACATAAGCGCTGGCGGCTCTGCTGGAGACGCTTTAAGCGATGCGTGGGCAGACGAAATGGGGGACGAGATACGAGGCACAACGACTGGCCTAACGAGTTCAGATGATCCTCTAAAGGACAAGCGTTATTTTGTTAAGACTACGCCAAACTCTGGCGCAGAGAGACAATCTTTCTTGAGAGGAGACATTAAACAAAAGCCTCCTTCAGATTATAGGCATGGTTTTGAAAAAGAATTTCAATTCTTTGATTATGTAGATGATCGTCCTATAGAGCGTTATCAGGATTTATTTGGAGCTGGCCCAAGCGACTACATGGCAGGACTTCTTGCGGGAAATACTGGGAATGCACCTGTTGCTGACACTACTACTGTTGCTGCGGCTGGTGATTTTAGCGGAACAACCGGAGGTATTACGAATACCGCTGGAGGAATTGAGAATTTAGAAACCGAGTCAATCAAAGTTGATTGTTATACCTCAAATGATGATGGCACTTACACAACATCAAAGTCTGATATCTATGGAGTTTGTCCTCTAGGTAGCTATAACACTCAAGCGGCTGCGGATGCAGCGGTGACAGTTGATGTTGTTGACGGTGGCTCAACGGTTGTTGACGACACCGTTGTTGACGGTGGCTCAACGGTTGTGGATGGTGGCTCAACGGTTGTGGATGGCGGCTCAACGGTTGTTGACGACACCGTTGTTGTTGACGACACCGTTGTTGTTGAAGGGTCGGGGGTGACTGATTATGACGAGTTTACCAATCCGGCTACAGGCCAACCTTGGACTGACGAAGAATTGATGGATTTGGTTAGGGATGGGACGTACACCCCCGGTCAAGCATTCGCGCTGACAGGGATGTCTGACGGCAGACTTCCTTTCTCAGACGAGGAACTGGTAAGCCTTGGCTATACCGACCCTTATTATAAATATCAAGAGGGGCAAGGATACAATCTGTGGAACCCAGTTACAGGAAGCTGGGTAAGTGACACCACCAATGTTGTTGACGACACCGATCCTCTTGATGCTTTTGGAACTATTAATACGTTAGCCACGCAAGAAGAGATCGTATCTTTAGTAGACATGATAAACAGCGGGGAGACCAGTGCTGCCGATATCGCTGCTCGTTATGGACTAACTGAAGCCGAGGTTCAGGCTGAATATGATCGCTTGATGGCTCAAAGAGCCACGAATGTGGCTACTGCGGAAGCTGAGGTTGACCCTCTCGCTGACTATGAAGGGATTGCTACGCTTCAGACACAAGAAGATATTAATTCTATGGTAGATGGGGTAGTGGCTGGCGACTTTACAGCCGAAGATATAGCTGACCGTTTTGATGTCGATGTAAATGACGTTCTCAGTGAAATTGAAACTATAACCACTAATAGAGATGCTTCTGCTGCTCTTTC